GCCATTTACGAGTAGCCTTTCTCCTTTCTTGCAATTACCAACAGATTCACCTGTTTTTCCCCATACTACGCAATTGATAAAAGCAGTTTGTTCTTTTGTTTCATTCGTTGCACTATCAATATATGTGTTAGTCGCTGCTACTGTAAAAGTTGCTACTGCTCTTCCTGTTTTTGTAAAACGTAATTCTGGATCACGTGCTAAATTCCCTAAAATCTGTACTGTGTTCATATCAATTTCCTTTCAATATTAATCTTGCCTTTGTATGTTCTTATCATGTCATGCATACACTCAAACTCTTTTGCGTTCGCTTTCATTAACATTGACATTTGCTCTGTTGCTTCCTGCTCAGTTTCCACATTGAGTGGTATTTCGATTAGGATTGCCATCTTGTGTTTTTTGCTTAACATTTATTCCCCTTACCAATAACTAAGCTGGTTTAGTTCAGCCTCTACGTCATCAATAAACACATCGTAGCTAGGATGAATGTGGCAATCGACTGTTGCCTCATCACGCATGATTTCAAGCAAGTTTTCAATCTTGGTTCTTGCTTGTGCCTCATTTGTAGCCAGTACTGTAAAACTAACATCGAATGATACTTTACAACTCACTTCAAATTCCTTTGGTTTTTGTTTCATCTATCCACCTATAGCCTGTTTTAATAACGCTTTCCCTTTATCAGATATTTTGCTTTTGTTGATTATTTCTGTTACATCTACTGGTTCTTTTGCCACCTCTACCAAGTTTCCTGTACGTGTCATTTCAATTTGCTTTTGCCCTGCACTTATCAATGATTTTTCATGTTCCGCCTTTTCTCGTGCTTTCAATAATAGGTGATTATCCTTTATTGAATTTGCCATGCGTTGGCGGTGTTTCTCACGATCTATTAATTGCTCATAACATTTAATAAACTGTGCCCTGCAACTTGCCTCATTATATTCATGGCCCATTCTAGGGTCGAATGATGACCATATAGGTTTTGCAGCTTGTAAGGTAATACCCTCTAAATGCTCCTTTCCATTGTCATAGCCATAAGTGCCTGCTACTTTGATTACTTTCTCCCATGCAGTTTGTGCGGTTTCCACTTCATCATGCATATTCACATATGCACTTAATGCGGAACATTCCTCTCTGATTTCAGCTATAGTAGGTAAGAATTTTCTTGTCTTAACTATATTTTTTATCGCTTGTTCTAATGTAACTGGATTGATATCCGCCAACATTTCTACATACATTTCTAATCGTTCTATTGATAAATCAGTACTGTACGCTAGCTGTAATGTCGATAGTATCTTCACTATCTGTTGTTTCTTGTTCACCATTATCACCACCATATTTAATGTACAAATCTTTAACCGCATCAATTGCATCGCCTTTTTTGCTTTTTGGCTTAACAACATTCTGATTTAGATATGATTCAAACTTAGTTCCAAATAGCGTATTAGGTCTTAGGAATTTTTCAAATTCAGTACCGCACCATTCAACGGACTTTTTATCAATGACTGTTTTAAAATCTTCAAGTGTAAAACCTTCATTTAATCTTGCATTGATTAATTGTTTTGTTTTAGCGGTATTACTTTTATATTTAGTACCAGCACGCATGTTAAGGTGTTGAATAATTTCATCCGTGCAGTCGAGTTTACTCGACATATTATTCTAACCTAACCTTACCTAACCTTACCTAACCTAACCTTACCTATGGATACATTTTGTATACATTCTGTATCCATATTGGATACATCACTGTTAGTCAGTGTGTATTCCTTATTAGCAGTGATGGTCAGTAACTCTCGTTCTGGCTGTAAACTTGGCTTATAACGATCACTTTGAATGTAGTTATGTATCTTCCAATCTTTGATTACAACAACACCACTTTCAAATCTGAAAAGGTATTGTTTCGCTAGTAAAAGTTTTAAATCATCATCGCTAGCACCGATTATTCTTAATATCCCTTTAGGACTTGCAATAAATCCATCATCATCGGCTCTTAGTAACATATGGAAGTACAGATTTTGAGTGCTTGCTGGCATATCCAAGAATGCATCTGTATCAATGACAGATTTTGCCATCATTCTTCGTTCAGCCATAAGCTAGTCCTCATTCAATTTGCGTTCGATTTCATCTGTAAGATTAGGTTTATAAGCAGTTGCAATATTTGCCAGCAAATTCAACACGTGATTATCAGTTTCCACATCAGCCTCTAGTACGCTATCAACCATTGCATGGATTGCATTTAATTCGCTGATTATTCGACTATTAAATGTTTTATCAGCTTGGTCTTGTTGATAATACGCCATTCTATTTACAACAAATGCTCTAATCATGATTAATTCGTTCATATTCGTCAGTCCTCTTTTCTACTTCCTCTAACAAGTGCTTGCGTATCTCTTTTGCGAACACTCCATGTGCTTGATTGTGGCATTGCATACACAAGCAAGCTAGATTTCTCAATTCACTTAAACCGCCTTGCGAACGGAACACTATGTGGTGGCATTGTTCAGCCCTGTAGCCACATATAACGCATTGTCCGTTATCACGTTCATAGGCTTGTTTTCGTGTTATTGCATATAATTTGTTATCCCTTTTCTTTCTGTTGTTCACTATCCCACCCCTCTATGAGTGATTGAATGTACTCACTAGGTTCTAACTGAATACCTAATTGTTCACATTCATCTGTTAGACAATCAATAAGCCTTGCCATTTCTTTTGTGTTATATACGCTGCTGCCGTGGTAGCACATTACATTGTGATAACCTTTTAGGTTTTTACATTCGCCAGCATCTTCGGCTATCCACCCTATTCCGTGTGCTTGCCATATTTGAATGTATCTCTCTATGGCATCCTCACGTACTGGTACATAACTAAAATGGCTACAATCTTTGATTGCTTTTCGGTATACATCCTCTTTAGATGTATACGAATGACCGCTCATGACTTCCGCTATCTTTTGACATAGAACCCAGCAATAAGCATTAGCGTTCATACTGCGTGATTTTGATTTCTTTTTGATTTCAATCACGTATTCTTTGTCTTTATCTAATTTCGCTAGATCATTGTCATGTGGTGCTGGTATTACTACCATTACACCGAGTGGCGAACGTAACAGTTCGATACCTTTTACGCTCCATTTCATAGCGACATTAACCAAGATTTAACTTGCTTTAACTCTGTTAGGTCTAACAGTTTTGAAGATGGTTTATTGAAAGTTGTTTTTATGTAAGATGATACTGTTTCATTTGGAATATCTTTTACTTTTACAAGTTCTGTTACTTCATGTAGTATTTGTTTTGTTAAATCCGTTTCATTATTACTTTGTGCATCATCATCTTCATCCCAAGCCACACCCAAAATAGAGGATAAGGAATATCTTCGTGCATATGTTACAACGCTGCCAACACCTTGAGGGTCTTTTTTCATCAATGGTAGCGTGAAAGGGTCGCTTTCCAACCATTCACCGCTTTCATGTAATAACATGGTGGTTACAGATACTACATCAGCACCTGTAAAAGGTACTTGTAGAAAAGACAATCCATTATTTGCTAATACAGGTCTAACAGCCTGTAGTAAACTATCTAGCGTTACATATTTTGATTTTAGAAATGCATTTTCTTTTGTTCTGTTTGGGTCAGATACTTCTGATTGGAATTTCGCTAATGCTTTTGCTATTGCTGTTATGGTTTCACTTCTATTCATTAAATTTCGCTCCATTCAATACCTAATTTAATCAACAAATCATTGATTACCTTTCGTTGTCTTTCGTTAATATTTTTGACAACATATGTTACTGTTTTTACTTCCTCTTTAATTTCCTCTGTTACTTGTGGTTGTTCTGTGAATATTGGTTCAGTTTGTTGAGGTTCTTTCGCTTTCATTTCAATTTCAAGTCGCTTTTCAAATTCATTGGAAAGTACATTATCCAATTCACCGAACGGAATATCATCAACACGATACTTAATTTCTTCGTATTGGATAGGTGTATCTAGTGCGTAGTTTTGATTAAATAAATCAATTTTCATCTTAATCATTTCTACTTTTTCAGCCTGCATACGCTTTAGATCATCATCGTTTTGTTGCTGTTCTAAAACGTTTTTAACCATTTCATCAATAGCTAGTGCAACATCTGACATTTTGGCGGTTTTGTTTTCCCACCATTTTTGATAGCAACAATAATAATAGCAAAAAGTTATAATGTACT